TCTTGCTGATCTAATATCTGCGAGATACGAGCAGCTTCCTGCTCAGTCGGTGCATCACCCGCGATAGTGAAAGAATATGGATTACCAGAGAACTGACCTACTTGTTGAAAAACGCCCAAGAGTCATCTCCTTATTGTGTAGCTGTGCCTAAGCTGTATCCTACACCACTCTGAGTTTGTGATCCACCTCTTACGTCAATCGGAGTTGTGGTTGATCCACCCCCACGAAGAGCGTTACGATAAGTGCCAAGCTCGATATCAGTGCGCATCAATTCTGCCTGAAGTCTTTGAAGCTGTGCGACCTTCTCTTCTTCACTCATCAAGTTTGTAGGATCGTTGAGGGCATCAATTCTATCTTGAATGTCGCCTTTATAATCACGAAGATCATCCATCAAGCTAATCATATTGCTTGCAGTTAGACCACCAGTCTTTCTAGAAGCCCGTGCTTTCTGTGCATCTATACGTTGCTGTAGAGTTAGAAGATCAAGAACATCTTTGTCATACTGAGCTTTACCTTTCTTCAAGGCACCCACACCAACAAGACCTGCTTCACCTATGGCACCCGCAAGCGTTGGTTCCTTTGATGACATAAGGGCCATACCTGCCTGAGCAAGTGCCATCCACTTATCGCTCTGAGCGTTCTTCTCTTTATCTTCAAGCATCTGTGCAATACGACCTTCGATGCCCCCAAGAGATGATGTTGCACTAGCCTTCTGTCCGCCAGTATCTTTTTTACCCGCTGGGGCAGTGGATGTATCTTCTGGTCTGGAAAGCATCTCACCAAACGATAAGGAACCTTCTGCTGTTGTCCCATCACCAAGTGTAAACCCTTCTGGTAGTGCGGACGCAGGGGTAGGCTCTGGCATTCCTTCATCACCACCTTCTGTCAAGGACTGGAGAGCATCAACACCTGCTTCAAAAGAACTTCCAAGACCTTCAATTCCCGCCTCACCAAGGTCAACTAAGGCAGAAGATATTGGGCCAGCTTCTGGAGAAGGTTCTGGGATTTCGTTGATCTCCATCATGCGCTTGATTTCAGCTTGGCGAGCAAGCTCTGCGATCATTGGGGATTCATCTTCGATGCTTGCTGTTGCCATCTGATCAACAAGCATTGGCTGCTCAACTTGAGGACTTATAGGAGCATCCATTCTCTGTCTTGCTGCTGCTGCAATGGCTTCATCCATTGTAAGCGCACCACCAAGAGAACCAATGCCTGCAAGAGCAGCATCTTCTGCAGCCCTAATCTTCTCAGGTTCAGCGTATACATCACCCATACCACTTCTTACATCAAAAGTTTTAAACGTAGATGCATCTATACCAGATGGCCTATCACCACCCATTGTGGACGGAACATTAAGATTCGCACCTTCTGGCCTTTGCAGAACAAAGCTCTGGTCTGCAACACCACCTTGTGATGGAATATAGTCCTCAACATCTGGAGAAACCATAGTTCCTGAAATACCATACGCTTCACTGGTTCTGGGGAAGCCGCCTTCTGGTGTACCCCTTAGATACTCAGTGACAGAGCCTTCCGAAAACAAAGATTCACCACCCTGCTCAAGAGCAGCATTACGTTGAGCTTCAGCGGCAGCGTTAAGCTCTGACTGCATTGCCTCAGTTTCAAGTGCTTGCCTTGTAACGGCACGATTAGATGGGTCAGTGAATAAACCACGCAAGGTATCAAAACTGCGTCCCCCTTCCATCTGCTCCAAGCCAGTAAGCTCTGGTGTTTCTGCAACCATGCCATCCATTGCTGCTATAGCAACTTGGTTTAGATTAGGTGAGTCTTTGTATTGTGCATAAATCTCTGGATAGTTCGCTTTTAAATTAGCGATAGCAGTAATTAGACCACCTGTTTGCATTTCAACTACACCGCCATCAGCCATGCGGGTAGGCTGCATTTGAGGTGCCTGGTCCATTCCAGTGTTTTGTGCAATTGAACTATTTGGGTTCATGGCTTGAGCCATCTGCATGATGCCACCCTGCGGGACACCTGCGGCGGTGATAGTCTCTTCGGCAACCGTCTTCATGTCAGCGGCTTGCTGACGCTGATAGTCATCACGCATTCTCTTGCGGCGTTTCAGCTCAGTAAGAACAAGAAATTGAGGCGCAAGCCCTGTGGGTGCCTGCATCTCTTGCATTAATCTTTGATCGGGAAGGTCTTTGAGTGCTTCTGTCTGCTCTATGATATTCATGTTAAGCTCCGTAACCTCCGCCTAGTCCCCTGTATAAACCAAGTGCAGAGATTCCTGCACCAAGAGCCTGTTGGATTGGATTGTAGCTTGCATACTGCTGAGTTGTGCGATCCAAAGAACCAGTCGGCACACCACTTAGGATACCTGCGTATCTCTCGTACTGACTGATCGGATAGTCTTGCTGACGCAAGAAATCTTGATATGCAAGATCAAGTCTAGCCTGATCTTCCCCACGAATGTCACGTCCTAATGTCTCTAGAAGCTGCGCACCCTGTATATCAGTGCCACGCTCTAGCTCACCTAAGCCCACAAGACCGCGACCTGCACCCATTATATCGCCATATAAACCTGCAGTTCCGTATCTTTGTGCTTCTCTAGCCGCTTGAATTCTAGCTTGCTCTGCCGCACTTGCTGCCTGAATACGAGCCGCCTCACCAACATCGATACCTTGTGTGCGACCTAACTCAGCAGCTTTACCCGCCTGTATACGAGCGGCCTCATCAATCCCGATGCCCTGTGTTCTAGCAAGCTCTGCCGCCTCTGCCGCTTGAACTCGCGCCGCCTCATCAAGACCAATGCCTTGGGTCCGTGCAAGTTCAGCCGCTCTTGCGGCCTGTGTTCGTGCCATCTCTGCTGCGGCACCCGTCTGTGTGCGTCCTGTTTCGCCAACGTCAATACCCTGAACTCTGGCTGCTTCTGCTGCGCGGCGACCCTCAACATCCATTTGTGCTGCGCGATCAGACTCAAACATCTGCATTGCACGGTCAAAGGCTGCTTGGCTACCTACCTGCTGAATGTCACCAAGTCTTTGCTGCAAGTTTTGTTCTGCCATACCTTGAGCAACGGCCTGACGAGAACCCCCAAACGCACCCGCTTGAACTGCTGATGCATCTCTACCAGCTTGCTGTTGAGAAAAGTCTTTGATTGCTTCACGCTTCTGCAGATCAACCACGTTCTGCATGTATGGGTCCATGTAGTCAGCGACTTCTTGGCCTGTGAACTGACGAGCGGGTCCAAAATCAAACGCTGTTCCTTGAGCTTTGCTAAAGTCTGCCTTTTGGAATTCACTAAATGGGTCTGCAGTACCTGCAGTAAACTTAGAATATGGACTAGCCGTGCCAGCGGTGAAGCCAGAATAAGGGTCAACATCTGTCGCAGAGAACGAGGACGCGGTAAAGCTAGGAGGCGCACCCGCTAGAGTAGTCAGGCCAGCTATACCAGACCTCTGGGCGGCAAGGGCTTCATTCATCCCAGTAAGACCTGTATTCGCTATGTTGCGGATATTTTGTCTGGCACCAGTAATGTCTCCGTAATTTGCGCTTCGAGTAAGTCTTTCACCTGTATATGGGGTGTAGGTTGACTCTCCAGTTTCTGGATCGAAGGGCATTGTTGCCTCTTCAGCACCCTTGAGAAGTCGCTTAAAATACGGGTCAACATAATCAGGCAGACCTGTTGATTGCACTACCTGCTGTGTTGGCGTTGAACTGCCTTTACCCATTTTCTATCTCCATGCGAAACGCAATATACTCTGGGTAGAACCCATATTTATTTAAAGCCCTCCCCCAAGCCTTACGACCATAGCCTTCTAGGTGTTCGCAGTTATTAAGAGAGGCAAATTCGATAACCTTTTCCATACCGATATCCAACCATTCTTTCATTCTACTTCCACCTACCCAATCAAGTGCCATACTTCTCCGCTGCGGATACTCAATTATTCTAGTAGTAAATGCTGCGACAACTTTGTCTTCTTCAAATACTACCCAAAGAACATAAGTGTCGTCCAGAATTCCTTTTAGAACATCTATCAACTGAATCTTTGTTTCAGCAGTAGCAACACTTTTCTTCAGTACCCTTTCAACGTCCTTCCATATGTACTTGACCGCCTCCTTCGGAACAGCACTTACTCTCAATTATCCCACCATTTTTCTCAGCACCTCTGGTGCATCTCCCTCAGCTTCATTGATCTTATCTAAGAAGCCACCACCATACGCTTTAGTAAGCGCATCAGTAGTTGGTTCGCGGAAGACATATTCGCCTTCCGTCAACAGGACATCCTGCTGATTATCTAAAGTTGCAGGAACTTTATCATCACTTCCAGAACCATCCCCAGGCCCACGAACGATTCCATTCTCACCGTTTTCAAAACGCTCAACAGTTTCATCAAACTCACCAGACTGCACAGAGCTTACTAGATCACGAAGAGCTTCTTCACCATATGTCGCTAGGAATACACCCAAAACTTCCTGAGCCTCTGTGTCTTCCTTCATTCCTTTTATGGCTTTGATGGATTCTAGAATGATGTCTTTCTCATTCATAGATTCCACTTCACCACCTTCAGCGAGGCCCATTATCCCTGCGCCTTGTCTATTTCTTTCCTGCAAAGTGCCGTAGTCGATGTACGGGTATTCAAGCGTAGGGTCTGGGGTATATGTGTAGTCAAAGTAAGTTTGCTCACCAGAACCTTCTAGAGGATCACCTATAGTTACCTGTCTTTTTAGCGATGCTGGTAGAGGTGGTTCAAATCTTTCACCATCTTCTCTTTTTTCTGGCTCTTTCTGGGCGGCATTTGCAACAGAACCTAAGCCCGCTGCAGTCATAACCCCAGGTTGCAGAATGGCAGAACCCACGTTGTCACCAAGTATTCCTGAGAATGGAACCTTAGTGCCAGCAGCTTTAACAGCTTCTTTGAACGCACCTTGACCCATAGATGCCTGTGCTGATCCTGAAAGAACTGCGTCAGCAGCGGCTGAGTCCTTTAAACCAGATACACCACCACCTAGTCCGCCAAGCAGTTTGCCGCCAAGGAAAGAAACTAAACCTGTTTTTATTCCCTTTCCAACATCACCAGTTTCAAAAAAAGAACCAAGCCCCGCGCCCATACCAGCGAGGGCAGCGCCAGACATTCCGCCCAAAGTCGCACCAAGCGCACCAGTACTAGCAAGAGCGGGCAGTCCTAAGCTTAAAAGAAACGGTAACATTGAGACCTCTCAATTAGTTCAATTGCACTTTACCATCATTCGACTAACCTATCAATTCAAAGTGTGGTCCGTCGATAAACGGTCTACGTCCCTGAGATCGACGCAAGTCAATGTAGGCATTCATGGCTTCTTCCATAGTCCCATCCCACTTACGGATGTCCATAGGGTATGGCATATCGGGTGTACCCCAAGCTGCGCCCCAACAAATTGGCACACCAAGTACGGTAGCTGCTTCTTTGATCGCATCTGCTAGGTCATCATACAAGTTTAATTCCCAACTCGCTCTGCCATTTACAAAGGCCATAATGTCAAAAGCTTTACCCTCAAGGTGCTTGGACTTCATGGTTTTACTGGCACCTTTGGCAACCAACTCCTTCTGCTGTTCGATGGTTCTCATCCCTTGCACCACTCCGAAGTCGGTTTTCGTGAGCGTGATAGCCATCTTCACAACTTCTTGTAGTCTATCGTCGATACCCTCAAGACGATCTAGGCTACGTCTGCTTAGTTTAAAAGTCATTTCATACTCCCCTTCATATCAAGCATACTGTCATGATCACGATTGACGTATTTGAGTTCGTTTTCAAGCAACGCCACACGCTGCTGTAGTGAGGTAATTGCACCGATTGTACGGGCCAGATTGTCATGATCTTCCCACAACTCGTCTAGCTCATCCCACAAATACTCAATCTCCATAAACGCATCTTTAACATCACGTTTTAGATTTACGTTATCTTCGATAGCCATTTTCGAACCAAGCTGACTAACCGTTTCTTCTAGGCTTGCAATGGTTGCAGCCTGTTGTGATACCCACCAGACACCGCCAGCTAGTTGCACAGCCATCGCTGCCACAAGAGCTATAGGTACCTTCAGGTTTTCCATCACTTCTTACCGCCAAAGAACTTAGTAGCAGACCTCACGGCGAAGCTACTAGCTACGATTACACCCAACGTATATTGATACCACTCAGGCATTGTCTCCAAAGCAGCGAAGCCTTCTGCTACCGTGGTGCGCCCCCAATCTCCTGTAAAACAGAGGATTAGCGGAATACTGAAAAGTAGGACCAGATACTCGTCTTTCCACGAGTTCATGGTCCCCTGCGCCATAATCTTTTCCCACTCCGCCTCGCTCGTAGCGGCGCTCTTCATTATGGTTGCTTTCGCTTCCGCCTCTACAAGTTTAAGGTTTGCAGCGGCAGCTTGCGCATCTGCCTTACCCTTGAGCCATCCACCCGCTAGTTCAGTCAGTGGTCCTATCAGTGCCTGTATCATACCGACTGCCCCATACCCATTTGCATACCCATGTTGTAGTCACGCAGCGCCATCAATCCACCCATATTCATTCCCATTGTGGGTCTGAGCATAGGCTTTACAATAGAGCCTCCAGTGTTGTTGGCTCCGACATACGCCGCAGCCTGTTCTGGTGTCATTCCAGAATCTATCAAGTTTTGAATAGTAAACATCATACCCTGATCCATTCCTGGGTATGCTTGTTGGAGTTTGGTAGGACCGCCTCCAAGCATGGGGCCAAACATGCCACCACCAGCAATGTAATTTGCAATACCTGATGTGCCAATGTTAGTTCCGCGCGGGCCAAGAGCGCGTTCACGCCCATAAGAGCCACGAGGTCTGGCTCCTAGAAAGTTTGATATAGCTGCTATTCCACCTTGAGTTCTTGAGAAATCTGGACTGCTTGATGCTGCAGAGTATTCGGCTTCAGATATGTAGTTGTCATTGTTAGTGTCGTATGCACCTGTGTCTCTACTAGAGAATCTAGCGCCGCTACGGCCTGGGCCACCGCCGTCAAACATATCTCTTATGTTGGTATAGCCACTGTTAAATATACCGCCTCTATTCTGTCTAGGAGCAGGAGCCGCGACAAACTCTGATCTTCTGCTTTGAGGGATAGCGTCTGTGTTGCCATGAGATGCAAGTATCTCATAGTGCCTATCGGAAGGCCCACCGTCTACTCGCTTACCATCTCTATATGTAGCCATTATACTACTCCACGATCCGTCTTAGCTTCTTTGTTCATCCAGATGCCGAAGCAGCCAGTGAGTGCGCCCATACACACAGATACAAGACCTGCCTGACCGTTTGTGGGCGATTCCAATCCCATATACCAGTGAACGCTTTGATAGGTCAGTATAGTTACAACGAACATCATCAGTCTGGGGAAAATTTTGTAGTTGTCTATAATCGTGTGTGCCATAGTGATCTCCTAAGTAGAAACGGCAGCTCTAGTATCGACACGCAGCCAGTTGGACCCGTCACCAAACGCAACAACAGGACTGCCAGCAGCCCCATCAGAAACGTATATTAGTGTGCCTGTCTCTACAGTTGGTAGCGTAGCCACCGTATAACTTGGTAATGGTAGGCCGACAGTGTTGTCAGCGGATGTAGCGAATTTTATTCTCAGTACGCCTTCAGTCTCGTAAACAGTCCCCACCTTGTCACCAGACTGAGCAGACGTTGGAATCTCTATAAGGACGGGCTTTGCTATAGCAGGGTTTGTCATCTGCAAAGCAAAGGTAGAAAACGCCCTAGTTATTTCTGCCATATACTGTGGCGAATACTGTACAGGCGGCACAGGAAAATATGGTACTGGTGCTATACTCATCTTCTACCGTCCTGTCTTATGTCTATCCTTGGTATTCCAAGTCTCCATAACACATCTGCATCGGTTGATTCTACCTTGAAGGTAAAACTTCTACCTCTCAACCTAGTCTGATACTGGTTCGTGTATTGGTCAACTGGTACATTAGATGTCTTTGTAATAGTGTCTGTTTCGGTCTGCTGATTAACCTGACCTGGGGCATTTTTTGCATTCAATACAAAGTTTACCGTAGTATCGTTTACGTTAGTTTCTCTGAAGTTCAAGTCAGGTATGACACGGCTTATAAAGCTGAAGTTGTTGCCGTCAGAGATACCCATATCTCCAGATTCTATGTAAGAAGTCATTGCCTGACCATCAGCTTTTGCGCCTGTCTCATGATTGTATAAGTAACCATCACTGCTCGTAGCAATTGGCAAACTGCTAACACCACGATCTAGCCAAGCTGTTCTTGCTAGTGTACCGATATACCAAATACCTTCTTGGTAATTGTAGACTACATATCTATCGTTCTCTTCCGAATCCGCAGATGGATAGAACCACCACACCTCTGCAAACGATACGTTTGAACCCGCGACAACCTTTTCTATCTGGCTGATGTTGAAGTCATCAAAGACGTAATCACGAACGGTGCATGGTATTCTCTGGACCGAACCCGCATAGCTGTAGAATTCTGCATTGCCCATCCAATAAACAATATCGTTTACAGCAATGGCTGCTTTTGGGCTTGCGATAGTTATGTTTGACGAAACTAGATTTATACCAAAGGTAAAAGGCGGACCAATAAACTGCATGGCGTACACAGCGGTATCGGTGTACACAGCGATTTGCTGACGTGTCTCAACAGCCTGAACAATCCTTGAGCCTGTATCGATCCTTAAATCACCAGCGGTGTTTGTATCTGTTGGATACCAATCTATTGGGTCTTCCTGACTAGAGAATCTAATCAGCATGGGGTCTTGTGTGCCATTGCCCTGCGTATCAGATGAACCACCTAACCCATCAGAGCCAAAAGCGATTACGTGCCTGTCCCTGTCTGACAGCAAGATTTGAGCGCACTTCTGCGGAACAGACCGTGGCGTTCCTGAAAGTGTGGAAAGCTCTACACCACGAGTTGTCACGCCATTTGTTTTATCCCAGTAGAACACTTGACCGTTACGTTCATTGAAGATCAAGTCTTCCCCGAAGTTGTCATGTGACCATATTCTTAGACCTGTTGTGGCTGTTTGAGTACCTGTGGCAACGCCCTCACCCCAACCGTTAAAGTCATCTGCACTATCGGCATTGCCCTCTGTTAGGCGAACTACAGAACCATCTGCGTGAGATGAAGCGGTTGTACCGTTGTGACCACGAGTACATCCAGTAAGATCATTTGAGCTAACCCCACCAACCAAAACAAGCTCAGTACCACCGATCAAGATTACATCGCTTGCTACAATGCCCGTGGCAGACGTAACAGTAATTGTAGTATCGCTGTCACTAAGTGTCCCACCTTCATTGAGAGTTGTCTGTAGTGCGCCGTTGTTAGTACCGCCAAACAAACCTGCACCCCAACCAGTACCTGAAACTGCAGAGTTAAGCCCTGTACCTATTTGGTATGCACCAACAACAGATGAGCCGCCATTCCCTGTATCACTAGAATTTGCCGTGACTAAAGTGGGGTTCAGCGATCCGTCTTCTGTTATGCTAGATATCGTACTTACAGTTCTGGCTTGGATTGTATATGTGTTACCGTCAGTAATGCTTACAACTTCATACTCTTGATTTAGTATATCTGCAGTAATGTTGCCGCCTAAAGTAGTTGCCCCACTAAAGGTAACAAAATCGTTTTCAACAGCACCGTGATTTACTTCTGTGACCGTAATAGTAGAAGACCCATTGGTAGCTGAAAAGGTAACATCGCCCGCACTAGTCGTAAGCCTTATAGGTGTGATATCGTTGTAATCAGTACCTTGCTTTATGTAGTATTTTAACTGTGTGCCAACACCTAGAAACTTTTCACCACTGAGAGCAACCCATTCATGAAGGCCACGGCAGCTCCCAAGAAATGAGTTAGTACTATTCTTTTCCCAACCATTTAACTTTTCTGGGTAACCAAAGCGAAACCTAACCTTGTCACAATCGATCCACCCGTTTTCCTCAGAGTAAGGAGTTATCTCCTTATTGATCCCAGGTTTAAATCTTAACTGTGTAAACGCCATCACATACCTCAAAGAGTCGCATCAGCTTCAACATCACCCGCTACTTGCAAATCACCAGTGCTACTTAGCTTTAAGAGAGATGTTCCATTGTATTGGATCACTAGATTGTTGCTGCCATCTATCTCAAACGTCCAGTCTGATGCGCCTCCACTCATGATCAATTCATTACCTGCGGTAATAGAATCCCCAGCAACCATAGATTGAGCGGCTATAATATCGCCTGTAGCATAGATATCATTATCTGTAGGCGCTGTAGTATCACCAACTCGCAAACCACCTACAGCATTGACCCCTGTGCCTACAACTTTGAGTTGCTCGTTGTTATTACCTGAGTGAAAGTTCAGCTCATTAGCGGTTGATATGTCTATCTTACCTGCAGTTACGTTGTCATCTTTCAGATAGATATCTCCACCATCTGCATCCAATGTAATGTCAGAGGATACATTCACAGTAAACTCACCAGACACATCCATTGAAGGGGTAGCGTCTAGGTTGAAAGTGTATCTTACAACGCCGTTATCTTTGAAGTATATTTGAGAGCCGTCTGCATCGAAAGAAATGTCCCCACCAACATCTAAGGTCAAGTCACCTGCATCTGAAATTGTACTTCCATTAATGGTAATGTCATCAACAGTTAGGGTTGTGAGAGTGCCCAAAGACGTAATGTTTGTCTGCGCTGCGGTCAGAACTGTACCAGTTAGATCGCCCGTCACATCACCTGTTAAGTCTCCTGTAACATTACCCGTCACGTTACCTGTTACGTTTCCAGTTAAGGCCGCAGTGATTGTTCCAGCACTAAAGTTACCACTACCATCTCGCGCAACAATAGCACTTGCAGTATTGGCGTTTGTTGCTGTTGTGGCTGAGTTTGAAACTTTACTTGCGGTAGATATTGTTGCCAGCTTGGTGTCTACAATCGCAGCGTCCGACTTGATATCAGCGTTTACAATCGTATCGGCTGTTATTGCAGCACTTAAAGCCACGTTACCCGTGCCATCAAAGGCAACCGCTGCCGCTGTGATATCACCAGTAATAGAAAAGTTTCTTGAGTTTGCTAAAGCTTGAGCCTTAGCTGCCGAAGATACATCCGTAACCTTTGCCCCAGTACCCGCGCCATCACAGAACACCATAGCACTAAAGCCATCAGCTATCGTAACTGTTCCACCAGAACCATCGCCCTGCTTAATAACCAAGTTTTGACCTGTATTATTGAGGAACGTATATACAAGTGTATGATCGTTCTGCTCTAATGTAATAGTTCTTTCGGCGGAGTTGGCACCAGAAAACTCAATACCCGCATAATGACCATTTTCAACGGCACTAGGGTTATTGTCCAGAGGTAGAGTGTAGTCTGAATCTACCATAGTAATCTTCTTAAAGCCTTTAGACGCAGCGTCTAATATCTCTAAGTTTGTGTTTGTACTGGCCCCCCACGTACCAGCTTCATCGCCAGTTGTTATAAGTTTGACACCACTGATATTTGTATATGAAGCCATATCGAACCTTCTCTAAAGTTCTATTGAACTAATTTGAGTTGCACAAAGTATACGTGCAATTTGAGTTTTAAGCAACAAGTTGCCAGTTTGGATCATCTGAATTTGTTATATCTGTATAGTTTGGATTCTGACTTGGGATAAGTTCACCATAGACAGTGACACTTGATAAGCCAACAACAAGCTCAAAGCTGCCAGAGAACACACCCTGCTTAAACGATATATCCTGACCAGTATATGTAAATGTCCCAGACTCTAGGCGTTCTGAAATGGACTTCGGTATATCTTGACCAGTTAGAACAAATGTTCCACTCTCTACGCTCATAGTAACGGCAAAAACAAATGTCGCATCTTGTCCTGTCAGCGCGAACGATCCTGCATCTGCAGCTAAGTTCATGGACTTGTTTATTACAACAGGTTGACCTGAGTAGGTAAACGGACCAGCCTCTATGACTTCAGTAATATTCTGTGATGTGTCCTGACCAGTAAGAACAAACGTACCAGAATCCAAAGAAACGCTGACCGCCAAGGCAAAAGACGCATCTTGACCAGTGAGAGCAAACGATCCAGAAGCCGCATCTATATTCATTGCCTTTGCAAAATCAGCATCATTACCAGTTAAGGCAAATGAACCAGAGGTAACAACTTCAGTTATATCGCCAGTTATATCTCGTCCTGTTATGGAGAAGGAGCCAGCCTCAAGAGATTCATTTAAGGCTATACGGGTGCCTATATCTTGTCCTGTAAGTGTGAAGGTTCCTGATTGAGTTACCTCAGTACGCTGCCTTCTGATAGTCTGACCAGTATAAGTAAACGTGCCAGACTCCGCATCCATGTTTAGCTGTGCGGTTACTGCAGCATCCTGATCAGTTATTGTGAATGTGCCTGACGCTAGGTCAACGCTTACTGCTATCTGATTTTCAATAGCTTGGCCCGCATAGGTAAATGATCCGCTATCAGCGATCATAACCTTACCGCGTCTTAGGTCCACGTCTTGTCCAGTTAAGGCAAACGAACCAGAGTCGGCGTTTACATTCAGCGCTATCGTGAATGTTATAGCTCTACCGTCTAAAGTAAATACGCCTGTATCTTTGACGTTTGTAATTAGCTTTGAGGCACCGTGCATACTGAGCGTAAAGGTGCCGCTTACTAGATTAACATGAAAAGCAGAATTACCAGACGCGCCTATCGGGGCGCTGGCTATGGGACGTTGGGTAAGCATACAAAGTGTCCTTTGTTAGATTATCCCATATATATCATCTTTTTCCGTCCAAACCAAATACCCATTGGATTCTAAATTTCTGACTAGCAACTTGTCATCTATGTGCTTGTGTTCAATCTTTAAAACTGAAGGCTTTATACGAAACGAATAGCTATTGAAGATATTGTTTTCATGGCCCTCTGCATCGACTTTCATAAAATCTACGGATTCCACGTCCTGCAACAATGTGTCTAATGTGATGCAAGGAACGACTATTCTTTCATCAAAATCACCAACCCTATCTGGGTTTGTACTAAGTTTATAACCTAAATGATTGCGGCTCACGACATGAGAACACCCAGACAACCAAGAACCGTCATCCCGTGCTACTGCAAAGTCTATTTCCCCATTGTAGTCAGACACAGCAGCTTGAACCACTGTGACATCATAACTAGAAAACATCTTCTTACATTCTTCATAAAGGCGAGGCACAGGTTCTACAACAATCCCTCTCCAACCCATCTGAGCTAAAGGCAATAGAGTATCAAAGTTAGCAGCGCCAATCTCAACAAAGAGCTTACCCATTCAGGTCTCCTTTGTACCTGCTTGTCCACATAGTTAGGCTGTACTTAACGCCACCCATAAGTTCATTAACTGAATGCCCATGAGTCACCATGCCTGGGAATAGTAGGCACTTACCAACAGGAACGTCTTTGTTTGTGAAGTTTTGGCGTGGGAATATAAGTTCAGCTCCAGAATAATTGTCGTTAAGCTTTACGCTGCCAGTAAACAATGAAGCGTCTGTATGCAGACCCAGAGTTGTCTGTGTGTCTATAGAATACTTCATAGTAAATGCATCGCGTAAACCAACATAGGCTTCTGGGGTCCAGTACTGCTCACATATCTTTGCCAGCTTTTCTGCCCATAGCCTTTCATACTCGTGCCACAAACCCATCTTGCGAATGCGTATCTCTTGGGCGGGGAACTTATCCCCATCCATTTGGCTCCAGCCGCCATAGCTTTCAGATTTCTGAATTAAGAAATCACATTGCCGCTGAGATAAGAAATCAGTAACAAGAATATCTGGACCAACTTCATCATAGTCCAAAGTTAAGTAATACGGACTTACGGGCTGTGCTTTTTCAACTAACCCAAACCTTTTAGCCATAGAAACAAAAAGAGCTTTTGCATCCGCACCACCATTCCCGTGATATATACAGCCACAGCAGCCTGTAATGTCATTCCAAAGCTGCCCCTCTACAACACGTATGTTGGGTTCATGGTTCTGAAAAATGTAAGCCTCAACATCTAGCTTTACTGTGTATGGAAAACGATAACCCTTATCCACTATTTGAGACGGCAGCGTTTTGAGGTACCTCAACTGACAATAAAGCTGATCATCTTTGCTTGCTGATCCAGGTGAATCCTGCGCAATAAACTCATGTAAGGCTTTTGCCCTGCCAATATATAGGCCACTGTTTAAGTACTTATATGGCGTTCCAGTATCAGGCCACTTATTGCGCATGAAGTCATCACTAACCAAGGGCCAGTGTTCGCTTTCGGCACCAAACACAATATCGGCACCAAACTGCAGGTATCTTTCTAAAACAACTTTAGGGTCATCTGCAAAAAACGTGTCATATCCATCCATAAACAGAACGACATCATCGTCTTGCAAGGTGGCTAAATATTCATTGACAAGCTGTATTTTTGGCATTCCAGCAAGCCCATCCATAGGGTCTCTCCAAGGATGATCTTTACCTAAGTTGTGTACTTCTACCCCGTACTTCTTTGCTGACTGCTCTAAAGCCCACATCTTTTCTGGCTCTGTAGCAACGGTCACAATTTTAAAATTTACCCCACCACTTAACACTTCTGTCTCCTCTATTGTAGACGGCCTAATATTTCTTGGGATTTGTTTAACCACTTCATTCTTATAGAAGTAATTGTTTTTACCCTTTAGCTTAGAAGGAACCCACTCATCTACAGGTATAATGCTATCTTTAAAGCCTTCGATCAAGTGCTTTGCTGTCCTTGGTGATAGCGCATAAGCATGGCAGTTGTACCAATACCCCATGTCATTCCAGCGATAGCCTAGCCACACGCTGTCGTATCTTGCCAATAAAGAATCTACATGCCCAACATTAATATAATCGAAAACAGCATCTTCTTCTAAGATAATCCCATTTAAGTTCGATTGAACTATTTGCTCCCATACACGTAAATGGCTTACCGCACAGCCAAACTCTCCTTTTAACAAAGATCGTTTGTGTATGGGGTCCAACCATTCTGCGTCTGGCTTGCATCCACTTTGTAACTTAGCCTCTTCCCATGTTAAGTTTCGAGCATCAAATGCGGAACCATGTAAACTTATCTGATATATTATCGCCATGTTGGACCAGAGAACCAAGCAACAAGAGATCGACGAACCCCCCTAGTTACAGGCGTAACTCTGTGTGAAAGATAGCTAGGAAATACCATAACAGTTCCTTGCTGCTTGGCAAAGTCAGGCAATTGCTCAACCTCTGAAAACTCGAAGTCCCCGCCGTCATAATCAGATGGATCACTTAACTGCACAGTTAAGGACAGTTTGCGGTCAGTTCCATCATTGTCATTCCAGTTTACATCATGGTGCCAGTCATATTTGCCACCTTCTGAAGCATGATATTCTGTAAACTGCATCTCAGCATTGAATCCTACATCAATGCCCATGATTTCTTTTGCTTGCGCCACATACGGATCAAGCAGAGACTGCACTTCCTGATTGCCTGTAAGCCAAGCCACGCGACTACGGCGGTGGTCTAGATTTTCCCCACCAAATGTAGACGCTTGATTTACGCTCTTCGTCTCTGGCTGTTCTAATATCGCAGAAACATCTATCGAACTAGGCCATATTCTCCAATTTTGTCTTACCATTTTCCCCACCCTTTGAAAATTTAATCAGGCTTCACAGGCCAATCGCCTTCTTCTAAATCAGGCCAGTTAGCGTGTGAAGTCAAGTCACGCAATGCTTGACGATACGTGCGCATTTCATCTGAGATCACTCTGTCGCCAACAGCATACTGATCTGTCTCTGCCAATAGCTCATTGCGCAGGTAGCGATTATATCCTGAAATGTTTTCATCATGGTTAATTTCGGTAAGAGTGCCGTCAGAATTGTACCTGTATTGCAAATAATTCGTCGTGCCATCATAAACTGATTGTGTTATCTCAGCATACGTTAGGTGGCTTGGGAAAGAAGTTAAGTCAGGTTCAAACTCTGTGCGGCTAAGTTGATAAACATTGTTTTCGTTGCCATGTTCGTAAAGAACCCAGCACCATGTGTTTTGTACACTATTTGTCATGTTTTTATCCTGTTCTTACAGCAATTGATATGTAATTCTGGGAGCTACCATAGTTTGGACCGTTGACATACGATCCACCAGTAAAAGTACCAGTTTCGTTGCCAGTTGATTGCCCGCCAACATGACTATGATAACTCCCAATGTTAAAGCCTGGGTAAAGTGTTGTTGTCCCTGAACGGAATGCAGAATAAACATACACCTCTGCCTTTACATCAGAAGTTGTAAGGTCTCCTGACCCTAACACACTGGTGCCGTCTATTGTTTTTAATCCAGTGACATTTTCTAAAACCCTACTGTCACTAATAACGGATGTACCGCCTACTTTTATCGCCATCTTCGTGTCCTTTCACTATTAGCGCTTCAGTTATAATCCTTTAATTTCTATCCTGTTCTTATAGCAATTGATATGTAATTTTGAAAGCTGCCATAGTTTGGACCGTTGACATACGATCCACCAGTAAAAGTACCAGTTTGGTTGCCATTACTTTGACCGCCAACGTGACTGTGGTAGCTACCAACGTTAAAGCCTGGGTAAAGTGTTATTTGACCTGAACGATATGCAGCATAAACATACACCTCTGCTGTTGCAGTGGTTGAGCCACCGTCGCCCTTTTGCCCTTTCGCACCAGTTGGTCCCGTACCGCCTGCTGGACCTGTCGGCCCTGTCGGCCCTGTAGAACCTGTATCACCCTTCTGACCTTTCTGACCTTTCGCCCCAGTCGGCCCTGTAGCGCCTGTCGGACCAGTGGGGCCAGTCTCGCCTTTCTGACCCTTTTGACCAGTAGGACCAGTCGCGCCAGTAGGTCCAGTAGGACCAGTATTACCTGTCTGGCCTTTTTGCCCCTTCTGACCTGTAGGCCCAGTGGGTCCAGTAGGACCAGTAGGTCCAGTGGGTCCAGTAGAGCCTGTAGGACCAGTTGCACCTACTTCTCCTTTCTGACCTTTCTGACCTTTCGCCCCAGTCGGCCCTGTGGAACCCGTGGGTCCAGTATTACCCGTTTGCCCTTTTTGGCCCTTTTGACCTTGTGGACCAGTTGGACCAGTTGGACCCGTAGCTCCTTGCGGCCCAGTCGGACCCGTGGGACCAGTGGCTCCAGTCTGACCTTTTTGACCTTTCTGGCCTGTGGGACCAGTTGCACCAGTGGGACCAGTAGAACCTGTTGGGCCTGTTGGGCCTGTCGCGCCAACCTCACCCTTTTGTCCCTTGGCTCCAGTTGGACCCGTTGGACCCGTCGGACCTGTTGGGCCTGTCGCGCCCGTTTGCCCTTTTTGTCCCTTGGCACCCGTGGGACCAGTAGGACCAGTGGGTCCAGTATCACCAGTCGCACCCTGCGGCCCAGTAGGGCCAGTTGGTCCAGTAGGACCAGTCGGGCCAACTAAAGCTGCATTAGAGATGGTTTGCTTTTCCCAGCGAGAAGCTGTTACATCATAGACTGGTATTAGGTCAGAGCTTGCTGCATCTGTATCTGTAGGAAATCCAGTAAGAGATGTACCAACATTTGTACTATCTGTAACATCAGCAGAGGATTCTATGGTATCTAGCTTTGTGCCATCACCAGCTACATCCCTGCCATCAACAGTGCCAGTAACAACAATATTTCCAGTAACAGTTGCTCCCGTAGCCGTGGCCTCTACTTTGGTAGTCCCTGCATTCTGAATTCTAGTGTAGTCAGCAGCTACAGATGTAATAGATACAGTTGCATCGCCAGCGAGACTTATGGCACTCCCGCCGTTGCTGCTTTCTGTAGGCGAACGGGTAAGCGTCGTTCCAGTAGCTGTGTACGTTCCTGTGCCTATTTCGAAGTTTGTACCTTCTTCAATGACGTATTGTACGACATCACCGTTAGATACCCCCGCTGCCGCAAAGGTTTGGAAGCCCGAAGCGGCACTCCCCAGTGTGACGGTGCCAGTCCCCGTGCTGGCAGTCGTCATCTTTGCCCTATTAAAAAGCTTCGCCACGACAAGCTATCCTTATGTTAGTGTCAGGATACCGTTTGTACCTATATCGATAGTAAACGTGTCACCGTCATTTAGAGTCAACGATGTACCGTAATCGTAATATCCAATCACTGGGTCTGCAGGTGATGTCACTGTATCATTGTAAATTACAATGTAACGGAAAGCAGCAACTGAACCACCTGATGCAGTAAGCGTCAAGTCGTCAGCAGACAGCTTATATGTGCCTGATGTCTGCGTAGATGTGACGTTTGCTAATGTGCGTGAAGATAAGTTGGTATAACTAATCTGAGACACGTTAGCCAAGATACCGTTACCGTCTGCAGTAACGTCTGTTCCTGAAGTTGGGTCTGTGTTTGACAAGGCTACGATTAAGGTATCCGCATCCAAGTCCATTGCATTTGCTAGGTTTACGACGAAATCGTTTACCTTTGTGAAACTAGCCATAAGTAAACTCCTATGATATCCTAATTATAGCTGTCGTAGCAGAAGATACTGGGAACTGAACCTCAAACGTATCGTTCGAAACTACACGGTTACTTCCAAAATCTAACACAGCGACAGCTTTATTAGAAGCAGAAGAATTATATATCAGCGCACCTCGTGCCGTAAACGAAGCACTTGTCCAACTGATATTCTCGAAATCCACAAACGCAACAGTCCCTGAGCTTGTTGGCGCTATAGTGGTTAGTGCCTTTCCCCCTGCCGTGTAAGCAGTCCCCGAAGTATTCGTTATCTCATTTGTTGTAGAGTAAACTGTGGTTCCCGCGCCAAGATCAGCAGAATCCGTGTACAGTGCAATCTTAAAGGTATGAGATGTAAAGTTATGCACAGCCTCAAGCAGTTCCTTCTTGAACGAAGTACATGTTGTTTGAGTAATAGCCATTATGCTGCATCCTCTCTATAAGAGTCGTTCTTAATCATCACACCAAGAGAAGCCATGTTCATAAGGGCTGACTGATACCTCTGTAGATAGTTCTGCAGAACATCTGGCTCACCTTTCATAAACGTATACGCCTCATAAAGGGTGCCGTAAAGAAGAGTGGTTTCGGCGTTGTCGCCAAGCCAAGATGTCGTAGAGGTAACGATTGAAGGTGGATCATAGTAGTAATGCAGCTCTATATTATATGCTGCATCTGGAGTTGGACCCAGTATAAAGTTGCCATTCGATCCTGACTTCTCGCCATCAAAGTTCGCGTAATACTTTGGAAGCCCTTCAGTAGAAGCACTAGGATATGCCTCTCTGATAAAGTTAACTTCTTTCTCCAAAAGATATGTGAAGTTGTTGCTTCCATCTATTACAGCAAGAGAGAATGTTGACAGAAAGTCAGAGGGTCGAGCTAAGTACTGATTGCTTGCAGACACATTACCTGTAACGTTCTTTCGAAGTTCAGGTATCTGAACATCTCTGTTTATCCGCTCTTCTGCCTGACGAATAAACATATCAATGTTGTTCACGAAAGTTGTTTCCGTGTTTTCAGTATAGTCCTTGACTGCCTGTACTAGCTCAGAATAGTTCATTTGAACTTATCCATCTCTTGTAAAATCGCCACCACGAGTTGCCGCGCCCATACCACGACACGTTCCCCCGTATCTCATTTTCTTAACTTTGCCGCCGTAACCCATCTTGCCAATGCCATCTGCTGCAAAAAATGGAACTTCCTCGCCATTCTTGTTGACCATACGCAACTTGCCGCCTTCTTTCATGGCTACAGGCTTTTTCATTTTTCCGCCGTACATTTTTTTGTCTAGCATCTCTTGCTCTTCTTTTTCAGCACGAGGTGAAACGTCTTCAAACTTTAAACGGTTCTTACCTTTGCCAAGTCTTTTCTTAGGTGCAGCCATGTCTATTCTCCTATGATATAGCTATATTAACACTTCCGACTTGCGCTGTCATGTATTGCGCATCATTCCATACAGGATTCCAACCAAACAAGCCACGGCTCTCAATCTCTGCTCTGTCTGGTCTAGGATTCTGTAGTGATTGAGGGTCAAATATTTTTACCCGACCTAAGAAATTTTGAGGTTGATCGGGATCGGCAACATCTCTTCCTACAAGGAATCCTGTTCTAACCCCGTTATTGAATTCTGGAACTAGGTCTCTCAATGGATACCTGAATCCAGTTTTGTCGCAAAATCCAAAAGCGTATTTACCTTTAGCGTAGCTCATGCGCCACCTATCATGAATGTGTCATACGGAACAAACTTAATTGAAGCTGTCTCTGTATCTTCATCCGCAGCAAGCTGGAATTGGAATTCGTATTCTTGCTTTAAGGCAGCAACTCTGCCAGAAACTTCAGGTTTTTTCATGGCAATATAGTATGCCATTCCTGTAACGAGACATGGAACAAATCTTGGTGGTACAGATGTTACCGAATCACCAACACCAGAAGACAATCCATCAATGCCTTTGAGTCTATAGTAAGCAATAGTATAAGTCTCTGTACTGTCTGGCACAGGCCACAGTGTTACTTTTGTTTCCGTTGGGAGCCTTTGGACGTAGATTTGGGTCGGCCTACCTTGCGTGTTTTTGTTTGTTTGCTGCGCGTAGGTTGAGACACTGATCCTTTCGAGGGTCGTGTCTGTTTGGTTTGTGCCTGTGCCTGTTCTGATTTGATGTTCGATGATGTCGATTGTGTCCGAAGGAAGGGTATACGTTGCCGTACCTGCTGTAACAGCGATTGTACCCGCTTCAATAGTGAAGAGATTAAGACCACGGTTCTGCCACTCCAATGTTAAAAGGTTAAGACTTCTTCGTGCTGTTTTAAGGTCATAGCCAGTACGCATAGTAAGCCCAGCCCGCTCATATGCTTCCTCAAAGAGTTCTGGTAAATCTGGTGTTACTACTGCCATGACGTAATCCTATGTCACTACACTTCTGTGTCGTTTGGTTTTTTTTGCAATTTTTTTAGGTTGAGCCACATGCTGCTTACCTGCCTTAGTGCCTTGTCGTTTTGCTCTTGTGGTAGCTGCATACTCACTGCTGCTAAGAGACTTAATAGCCGAAGAAGGTAGATACCGTTCACCAGTAGCATTAGCACCTTGGGTAGACGGTTTGCCACTTTTAGTACGCCATTTCTGCTTTGTCCAAGACTTGAGGCTTTTCTGTGACTTCTTCAGTGCCATTAATCTTTATAGCCACCCCCTGCTGCCTTGTATTGCTTTGCCAACATTTGAGCCTTACGAGCTGACCACTGTCCTGGTTTGCCACCTTTGCCGCCAGCTTTAATCTTGTTAAACAGTCGTTTACGCATACTGGGTTTAGTATAATTACCTGCTTCATTGACCTTACTCTTGGTCTTACCGCCTTTACCCATGCGGCATAGTTCAAGGTCTTTCGCATCGTTGCCAGTAGAAACTTTACCACCATGACCCATCTTGTGAGCAGAATCTTTCATAATGCTACCGTCAGGCATACGATGATACCCTGATGGAACCTTGCCGCCAGCAGCCATACCTCTGTATCCGTTGGCGTAAGCTGCGCGTTGCTGACGCTCTGCACCTGCACGGGTAGGGTAAACCTTACCTGAGCTTCCGAACTTATAACCACCTTTTACTTTTTTAACTGGCATTCTGTTCCCCGTTAGCTGACTACCCATCTGTGCGCGAGAGATAGTCATGAACCTTTCTTCCACTTAGTTGAGCTAGACTTTGTCTTGCTTGGCGACCACTTAACTTTATCAGCCCAATAAGCTGCAGACATTTTACCTTTGCTGATGTTCTTTGCATGACGAGACTTAAAGGCTTTGCGCTGCCCTACGGTCTGATTCGTCTTCACACCCTGCTGTCCAAAGCGGATAGTCTTAACCTTGTCGCCTTGTTTAGCCACAACAATATGTGACTTCTTTGGGTGATTGGGTGTACGCTTGGGTTTGTTGTAACCCGATACACCCGCTCTAGCTAACCGTGGGTCTTTCTTTTTCTTTTCAGCCATTACAGAGTATCCCCATTTTTAATGTAGATAATCTCAAAAGCCGCAGATATGTCAAAGGTAACACTTGCTGAAGACGAAACAGCCCGTACCTCTATGTCCGTTTTTTCTGCAAATTTTACTGGAACAACCAAGGTGTTTTCGATGTGCATCCCCGTGGTAAGAGACTTAACATCTTTACTCTGAAACACCTCTCCAAACGGTCTAGCTACCAATGTCATTTTACACACGGCAGGGGTATTAGATGTCGTACCGTTGGAAACATCGTACTGCATTAAATAAGCCGTATAACCTGCGGGTACAGTCCACAACGCCATCAACGTCTGGTTTGTACCGTCACCGTTAATCGTGGCGTAAATGTTTGCAGGGACACCCGTAGTCACAGTTCCCGTGCCTGCATATATTATACCAGCGTTATAACCGCCAGAACCTGCGGATCGTACAATCATCCGATTTATACGAAGATAAGACTGTGTGGTATTTACCGCCGTTTGTCCGTTTAAGGTAACCAACTCATTGATTTCATTGTAGTCACCATCCAAACCAAACAATTCAACAGTTCTGGCCCCTGTCCCTGCCGATGTATCATTGGCAGAACTACTTGAAACCTTTAAAACAGAGGCCGCAGACAAGTATGAGTATAAACCGCCTTGTTGCCATATGGTTTCTGTTGAATCTGCAACTGCCGCATTGTTACCAAACTTGTAAACTGACTCATGATAAGCAACCTGCCCACGAGCAACTTGAAGCTCGAATGGCTCGCTAGTGCCAACTCTAGAGATAGAACTTACTTCACGAGTCATTCGAACACCTTAGTTGTAGAACACCGTCATAGCAGTGATGTTTGTAAACGCAGAAACATAGATGTCGCTGACACGGATGCCATCAGACGGGATGTTTACTGAGTGGGAATCAGACGCAATAAAATCTAAATCAAGAACTGTAGAGCCGCCATTGCCATCAGTAATGGTTAAACGAGGCGCACCAGTTGTTGTTAGAACCTGTATCTGACGAATACGTGCAGGGCCAACACCCGCTGACCCCGTAGCTGTTAATCGTTTGGATTGTACATCAGAGCGCATACGTTAGTCCTTTTTCTTTGGAGGACGACCACGCTTCTTTTTAACAGGCTTTTCTTCCCATGCCTCATTTACATCAGGCGTAGAAGGGTCGTCTGCTTTCAGCGTACCGTCTTCATTACGAGCGCGAACCTTTGTAGTCTTTAGTGGATTGCCATCTGGATCAAGACCACGAGCTGCTAACTCTTCAACACTGGGAGGCTTAAACCTACTCATCGGTCACCCCTTTATGCTGCTGCGATTGTGCCGCCTGTGTCAGAACGCTTCCAGTTTGTTCCGTCAGAGAAAGCCAAAATTGCTGAACCTGCTGCACCGTTTGATACATAGATCAATGTGCCTGCGCCTGCATCAGAGGCAGATGGTGCAGTTGCAACTGTATATGTTGGGACTTTAATGTCGCCAATGAATCCATCAGTAGATGTCACTGGGCCTGAGAATGTAGTTGAAGCCATATTAATACCCCTTGCACAAGGTTTCGCCTAGCAGTCTGTGCAACGTCAGGTGGGGCGGAATCCTGTCTGCAAGGCTAATGTTGCCCCAAACGCAGAATAGCATAATCCAGAAAAAAAGAAAGGGCTGCGTTAACAGCCCCCTCCAAAAGTTCAATTGAACTAATTATGCACCTGGAGAACCATAGATACCTAGTGGGTCAGATACACCGAATGAGTAACGCTCACGCGCTTTATAGCGCACGTTACCTGTATCGAAGTCACCATCCATAGATGTCTGCATTGCAGTACGCACAAAGTGCTTCATGCCGTTTGGAACATCTGTAGTGATGAAGAATGCATCTGTGTCAGTTAGGTAGTGGTTGACACGGTAGCCTTCTGGGATCGAACCATTCGAACGCAATGCGTTGATGTCGTTATCCGCTGTGCCTGTGCGTAGTTCTGTTTGTAGCAAGCGAGTTGCAACGAACATTAGCGCAGGTGGAACGATTAGCTTACGTGGGCGAGCTGCAATCAATAGGCCGCGTTCGTCAGTGTACGCTGCGATATCAATAACTGCTTGCTCAAGTGAAGTTTCGTTCAAGTCAGCATTTGTTGAAGGTTTGTTTGCGTTTGTTCCGCCTTCCACTGTTGGGTGGTTGGTTGCGAACAAGAACACATTGTCACCTGATTTGAAAGTGTCAAAACCTGTGTTCAACAAAGAAGCCGCTTTAACCTGCTTGGTATACGCCATAGCGCGAGCCAAGGCTTTTGTATAACGAGCAGATAGCGAATCGTACAAGTTGTCTTCCATCGCCTCTTCGGTGACAGAGAATCCCATTGCAACCGTTTCGTGGTTGTAACGAGCTGTGAACGATTCTTGTGCATTGTCGTAAGAAATTGATGCACCTTCTGCTTTCACAGGGGCTGCAGCAAATCCAGACAATTTGACTTCTTCCTCAAAGCTACGCTCTGAGTTTTCGGTTTCATAAATCTCTGCATGTTCATTTTCGTACTTGTCGTACTCAAGTCCAAACAATGCATTAAGACCAGGTAGTAGCTCTTTGAGGAGCTGGGCGCGTGAAATAGCCATTATCTAACTCCTTATAAGCCTACGTTGTTTGTCATCTGATGCGCACCAGGATTGAACTTAACAAGAACATCTGGATATGCGTCAGCAGGATCAGACACATGTGCAACAATGCGGAACGCTGCCGCTGTAGTTACAACTGTCGCATCCAATGCAGAAGTAGAGTTACCTGTTACTGTATCACCAGTAGAGGTAGACTGTGCTGATGCAAAGAATGTGTTTGTGCCAATAATGGTTTGCGCTCCTGTACCATCAAGCTGCGCTTGGAATAGTACGTTTGGATCGTCAACCACATATGCTTTGATCGCAGTACTATTACTGTTTGTGCCAGATGGATAGTACTGTGCTTGAACACGTTGACCTGAAGAGTTTACATATTCACAACCAACGAAGACGCCGATGCCGCCTACGCCTGTTGTGCCTGAGATGCTGTTAGAGGTCAGGTCTGCACCTGTACCTGTAGCCAGCGCGATATACCCATCGGCCCCAATGATAACGACTTGCCCATAGAATAGGTTAGTTGCTTCACCAGCGGGATCGATGAGATACTGGGACGTTGCCCCAGCATATGGCATTCCGTCCGCACGGCGGACAGGCTTTAAGCCATAAGGAGCTGCTGTAGTAGCCATAGCTCTTTCCTCACAATCTGAGTTTCAACCAAGCAAGCTCCCCCGAAAGGTTACTTGCCGAACGATGATCGTGTGCTTCGCTCTGGATTCAGAACGGGCATACGAGGGTCTGAGTTACGCAAGTAGGAGTTGTCAACAGCTTGCATCTGGCTTGCTGCCTGAGCATTCTGCGCGTCCCTTCTAGCTTGCATATTTTCGGTTGAGTTCTGACATAGCAATAACCCACCGACCTCAATATTGTCTGTAAATCGAGAATCGATATCAGACACAACTTGAAGGTTTGGATGATCCTCTTTTCGAACAGGTGTCCATCCCTCACGAAATCTAGAAGAAACATTCGTATTGTCACTCTGCCCAAGTGTTGCTGTGCGAATCCAGCGGTATTCGATACCAGCTCTGGGTTCGGGGGTAGGTAACATAGAAGGTCTCTGCCATGACACTTTGCGTTTAGACTCTTCACGAGTCTCTGTATTGCGTGAGTTTCTGTTTGTCATTTGGATGCTTCCTTCATTAATTGCGCCGCATATTGTTCATTTGACAGACCAAGCCGCTTGGCGAGAGCGACCTGCGTTGAGGTCAGTTGCACTTTGCGTGGTTTCTTGCCACTTCGAGCGGCAGGGGCAACCACGTTGCCCGCTTGACGTTGGGGTGCAGATTCCTCAAGAATCCCATCGTCAAACTTTTCTGGGAACACGCGGCGAACCGCTTTGTCTATTTCATTGTAATACTGTTCGCTGTCTGGGGCAACACCGTTTGTTACAAGCTTTTGATGAAGCCCATAAGCATAACCAGTCATCTCAGAATCTTTTTCAAACCAGTCGTTTCTCTTTGCCCACTCTAAGGCACGGTCACTTGGGCGCGGGGCTTGAGGTGTTTGCTGCTGATATGTAGGCTGTGGCGCTGCTTGAGGTCGTGCTGCAGGCTTGTAGCTTTCGTAGCGAACCTTTTCATTTTGCAGAAGGTTTAGCTTTTCCTGCGCATCTAGCAGTGCATCAGGGTCTCCGCTCTCATATGCAGCTTTGTACGCAGCCTTTGCTTTGTCTAATTCTGCAGTAACCCGACCCTTCGCTTGGTCTACAAGAACACTCTCTCCATCTTGAAGCTGCTTCAGAAGCCTATCGTTTTCTTGTTTGATCTGCTGTGCGTAACGAAGTGCTTCATCTTGAAGTCGAGAGGCTTCTTCTTTAGCTCTGCGCTCTTCATGATACTCAAACTTTAGCTGCTTGATGCGCTTTTGTACGCCTTCACTGTATGACTTTACTTCATCGTCATCAGGCACATTAGGCTCTGCGCCTTCTGCACGTCGAGGCTTATCACGATCCTCTTCTGGAGTATCGTCCACAACTTCAATCTCAAAGCTACTATCATCATCTTCTTGATTTTGTTGAGCTTTTTCTAGAGCCTCAGCAACGGTTTCGTCTTCGAATTCTTGTTCTTCTGCTAGATTGTTCATGCGCGTGTGTACCCCCGTGGATCATCAACAACTGCTTCAACAGTGTCATCGTTAATAAGTCTGAACTCTTTGTTGTGAATCTTGAAACGAGTGCCAGAATAAGATCGGAAGATTACAAAGTCGCCCTCTTTGCAGAAGGGTCCGTTTGGAAACTTGTCTTTGTCCGCGTAGCAATCTGGGCCAAGACTCATAACAAAACCAATAATAGATGCGGTTTCTTCTGCGGACCTAAGTCCGTCAGGCATAAATACCCCACCTTCTGTTTTGTCGCTGACTTCGGGTACGCCAATAAGGATTTTGTATCCTTGTGGGTTTGGTAGCTTAGAGGCTACCTTCTCTTCTGTAGTTGTGTTACCTGTATACATTTCTGTCCTTGCAGTGATTTAAGGTTCACAGTCACCTTGCGCGGCAACGCCACGAGGTCTCCCTGTTTCGAAAGATAGCGAAAAAAGTTCTACGTTTCAATATATCTCTTTTCGATATCGCTAAGGTCTTGCTTTATGAACTGTAAACCCTCGTTTCTTCCCACTAAACGGTTATACATTGCCATGTCTTCAGCCTGACCAGATGCGAGGAAGCCTTTTATATCTTCCTCGTATTCTTCAATCTTACGATTTAGTAACGTGAAAACGTCATCCATCTCCCTTCGTTAGCTCCTTTGCTATTTCTATCCCCAATTTTGCACCCTCTTTTTGATCTTCTCGCTGTGACTTATCCAAGTCTGTGGCAAGTTTAACCCCCAGACGCGCACCCTCACGTTGGTTCTCTGCTGCGATACGTTCTGCTTGAATTTGTGCATTTGAACTTTTCGCCATTGCATCAAGCTGCAACTTCTGAGTGTCCATTTGAATCTTATGCTCAAGCTCTTTTGCTTTAAGCTGCAACTCTTGTTGCTGCATTTGGACCACTGGGTCTTGCTGCTGCTTTTGAATTTGCTGCTGCTGCGCTTCTGCCTGATCTTTCTGAAGTAGTTTTTCTGCTGCATCTTTTGCCAAGCGAGAAATTTCTACTTCGATATCCTCTGGTAGAGGCTGGTCTTCGTTCGGCATTTCCACGCCAAGCATCTTTTCGATCTCGCGACGGTACTGGAACGCAACGTGTTCTGTTATATGCGCTGCCATTGCCTGTTGAATTTGTGCAGCAAACGGAGACTGACCAATCATTTGCATGATCTTTGGGTCTTGTGCCGCTGCCATGTGGACAGCAATGTGCGCTTCGTGATCCTGATACTTGAACGGCTTTACTGGCTCTTGCTTTAGGATCATCATGTTTTCTGTAACTGGGTCTGCTGGCTTGATATCATCTGGTAGCTTGATGATGTCATCAGCATCCTGAATGCCAAGAACCTCTAACATTTGACGATGCAATTTCCCCATATCGTATAACTGAGGAGCTTGTTGAGAAAGCTGCAACGCTGCTTGATACTGCATAATTCTTTGAGACATAGTTGCAGCATTAGGGTCGGATACAGGAATCACATCAACACGAGCATCAAAGTCTTCCCTGCGATTAAAGTCGCCATCCATTTCATATGCATATTCTTCTGGCATATAGTCACGGATGATACGCGCCAATAGGCGCAATTCATTCTTCATGGCTGCATGCATACGTGCTTGTACGCCAGACATAACTTTCATGGATCGTTCCATTAGCGCCAGTGTTGTACCCACTGGTGCCTGAGAATTCATATCGCCTACTTGGATATCCGCTACTGATCCAATTCTGCGACCCTCTTCGACAATGTTTCCAAGTAGAGAGTAGAGTACCGACGATGGCTCTTTGTAAGGGATGAACGTAATCGAATCCCGTATTGCCCCACCTGGAACATCCACGTCCCTGAACTCGCCAGGCATAAGCGGACTGTCATCACCTTTAATGCGGAGACCGCGAGCTTTAAGACCAGCAGGTAAATTCGATAGCGTACCAGCGTCAATAAGCTGACGGAGAATCGAGGTAGCCGATTTCGCAAGCCCGCCAATAAGGTGGATAAGTCCCGTTCCATAGAAGCCAAGTCCTGGGAGATATTTGTAATGAACGAAGTGGAGTCTTTTCTTTTTCTTTGCGTCATCTTCATACCAGTTCCGTCTAATTGCTAAAATCTCACGGGAAGATTTATCGATGGTGATGACATATGGACGAGCAATGTTATCTGGATCATCAAACTCTTCTGGCATGTTCATGGTAACATGCATTTCTAGAATTGTGTGACGGTCATCATCTTCTATGATCGCGCTCTCCCCATCAAGCTCGTCATATTTTTCTTGAATGTCTGAAAAGTCTGGCTCTGGATCAGGCAGGTCTACATCACGATAAAACCCTGCAACCTGAAGCTCTAGAATCTCGTTGGATGTTTTCTTCATGATGTGCGTGTAGCGTGGACAAGACGCTAGGTCTGATGCACCATATGAAGCAACAAAGTCTTCTGCTGGAACGAACATGGCAACTGGACGATCCTCTAGTGGATCATAGTAAACCTTCTTGAAAGCAGAACCCGCGAGAGGAAGTTTGAACAGCATTTGTTCAGTTTCATCACGATATTCTGTCATTTCTTCCGTGAGTAGGTAGTTCATTTCAGTTTGAATTCGGTCAGCCTGATCAGCCTTTTCTGGTGTCAGCTTGCCCATAATCTTTGTCTTAACTGGACCAGACGCTGGGAATATTTCACCCATAGCTTGCGCTTGGAATCTAACAACTGCTTCAGTTAGAACTGGGTGAAATACTCCTGACGCACCTGCCCAAGGTTGACTACGTTCTTCAATCTTCATACCCAACAGGTCAAGACCTTTGACGTATGCTCTTGCCCAATCCTGCCGTGATTCGCGGTCTGAGTTAAAATCCCCCACAAGCTCAGATGCCATCGATTGGAGTGTGGCTTCATCAATGAATTCTGCTAGGTTTGCATCATGGTCTGGACCCATGATCTCTTCGGCAATGCCCCCTTCGAAATCAATGATCACTCCGCCATCTTCGGTCTCAATAGAAACCGCATCTGGATTTACTATTTCAACTTCAATGTCTTCCGCGTCTGTGTCTTCGATCTCAAGATCAGAAGGTTCCATCTGCTTTTCGATAGCCATGCCTATCTCCGTTTCACATGCGCAGCGGTGCTGCTTCTAGTAATACTCAACTGGTCTGCGGTATCTTGGCTCGTCATCCCAGTCATCCATTTCGGCCCTCACCCAACCGCCTTGTCTAAACCTTAGCAGAGCTTGGGTGGTCGAGTCTACTAAGTCATCATGATCCCCTGACGGGAATGATGCGCATTCCTCAATCACCTCTTCGGCCCATCTGGTGGGAGGATACCATATTGATCCGCTTGCGAATAGGTCTGTTATTGCATTTACCCTTGCGATCTTATCCTGACCTCTTGATGGAGTAAACTCTGTTACAGGAATGCCCATAGAACGAAGCTCAAATATCAGGGGCGCACCAGAAGCTTTTTTCTCCACGATCATCTGGTCTGGCTCAAACTCCATGTATTTGTCGTATGCTGCTCGCTTTAGTTCTGGGAACTCTAGTTTTTCTTTGTATGCATCCAAAAGAATTATGTTAGGCGCTCCCTCGTGATAGAAGACACCCCATGTTGTACAGGCACTGTAGTCACTTCTTTGAGTTTTTAGAAACGCTGTATCCCAAGATTGTATAATAGCTTCGCATTCTGGTGGCCTACTACCTTCCCATTCCTGCCACCACTCACGCTTGATGAGCGCCCCTTCCTCAGAGGTGGGGTTTTGCTGATACTGTGCTGACCACTTGGAAACTGGAAGTTCCGCTTTTAGCGCCTCAAGTTCCTTCTGAGACCAGAACTCAGGCCACAAAGGATTACCAGATGGTAGGATTGCAGGGAACTCGATTACTTCCCAGTCATCAACACCCGCACGATCTGACATTGAATTGATGATCTGGCCTGTTAGATCACGCTTAGACCAGCGGGTCATGACAACAATGATCGCACCACCAGGCTGCAAACGCTGGCGAGGTCCAGACGTATACCACTCGTAGACACGATCATACACTTCAGGGTTGAACTGACCTTGCTGCGCATCTTGTTCTGAGTGTGGGTCATCGATGATCAAAAGATCGGCACCCTTACCAGTCACTGCACCGCCAACACCAATCGCAAAGTAATCACCACGCTTGTTTGTATTCCAGCGTCCCGCAGCTTTTGAGTCAGAAGACAGGGTAATCCCAGGGAATACTTTGGCAAAGTCTTCAGACTGAATCAGGTTTCTAACCTTACGACCAAAACCAACTGCTAGTTCTGCAGTATGTGCCGTCTGAATAACTTTCTTTTCTGGATACTTCCCAAGAAACCAAGCTGGCAGCATGTAGGAAGCAAACTCAGACTTGGTATGACGGGGTGGCATGTTAATAATTAAACGCTTGAGTTCACCTCGTGCCACACGTTCGAAGGCATCAGCCATATCTTTGTGGTGCCTACCAGAAATAAAACTAGGCCACATGAGATTCACAAAGCTTATGAAATCATCCTTGGCGTTCTTTTTGTTCTCAGCGTCCTCTAGCTGCTGGAGCAAGTCTAGCAACTCTGCCTGTTGTTCAAGGGGCAGTTGAGATATCTTATCCTTCATCGCAGAAAGCTTCTGCATGTTTACTCCTCTGATGAGGCGAGCAAGCAAAGGGTGGGGAGATGCCTGCCCGCCAAGAGATGGACCAGGGAGGAGTTCCATCTCTAAGCCTATAATATAACCATATTACGCGCGCGTATATAATATATATATATATAATATAATATATATCGGTAGACTACCGATATAGATATACCGTCTACCGTAACGTCTACCGATATAGGGACGTGCCAGTGAAAGAAAGTTCTATTGAACTAAATTACCTACCTGTGGTACTTTGGCGTTGAGAGGATTTCACATGGATATGTATGTCGATATTGCTATGGGACTTATCATCACAATTGGTGGGTGGTGGTGTAAGACTCAGCACGAAGAGTTGAAACGCATAACCGTTCTCTTGAATCGTACTCGTGAGGAAATAGCCAAAGAGTATGTATCCGTAACCCGCCAGCAGTCTGATATGGATCGCGTAATAGATCGACTAGATCGTTTAGAAGGAAAGCTGGATAGACTCATAGAGAGATAGATGGCTATCTTAGAATCTATTGCTGCTGCAAACGCTGCATATTCTGTGATCAAGACGGCACTCTCTAACGGTAGGGAGACAGCAGGTCTTATTGGCGCCGTAGGTAAGTTCCTTGGGGCAGAAGAAGACGTAAAGGATGCCATCAATAAAAAGAAAGCAAGTCCATTCACCGCAATAGCTGGTGGTGAACAAGGAGACTGGGAAGAGTTTCAGGCACTCGAAGACTTACGCAGGAAAAGACAAGAGCTAGAATCCTACTGCCGCCTTTATGCTCCACCAGGCACCTGGGATAGGTGGCAACAATGGCAAGCAGAAGCCCGCAAAGAACGGCAAGCAGCCAAGAAAGCTGCAGAAAAAGCTAGAGAAGAACGCAATGAACTCATTGCAACTGCTCTTGGCATTCTCATGGCTGCAACAGTCCTAGGACTTTCCCTATATTACCTTGGTATGTACTTAGGTAGGTGGTGATTCTCATGCACGATAGGAATTGTTTCTAAATGTGGGTACTTCTCTGGATACATCTCATGAACGGTAAACTAGAATATTACCAACTAGGCACATACCAAGTTGAAAAAGCCTGCTATGACGAAAGACAGAAAGCCAAAATGCTCGTTAAAGACCAAAACAGCGGACTCTTCTGCATACGAGTTACTGGAAGTCAAAAGTAACAAGTGGGTCGGCACCCTTTCGGACGGCACCATAGCGATAATCTGCAGTAATCCTAAGATAGCTAGACAATATACAGAACAGCTCGCTAAGAAAGTTCGCTAGTGACCTACGTCT